CATTTAAAGAAACTTTATTAGCAACTATTGAAGATAATCGACTAGAAATGTTGATGCCTTCCCGAGAATACTCCGATGAAGAACGTGTATACATGCGTGGTTATAATCAAGCGCTGGAGGATATGCTCGATGATTATGATGGAGAATTATACACGATAAATCACGGTAAACACACATTTTCACTTAATTAATAAATATATGAATCCAGTAAAGGAACATTTTTTAGAAAAAGCAAAAAGCACAGAGATGCTTGATATTGTAGAATGCATAACACGAGCTGAAGATCACGGGTTGTTAGTAGAAGTTATTTATACAGCATTGAAAGAAATAAAAGAATACTCAAGAATTTCACCCTTACTTGCTTTGCAGATAGCATTGGAAGATTGGGATATTTAAAAATAGTTTCGTATATTACACACAAATAAATAATAAGTTATGGCTAAAAATAGAGAATTAAAAGTAGAATTAATTAATGAGTTATCATTTTTAATGGGGTTACAAGAAAAGGTATGGAAGTACCATCCGAATAACCCAAATGCCCATAGTATAGTTGATGAATTTGCTCAACTCCAAATGGATATTGATGATATTGAAAAACAACTTTCTAAAATCGATTAACTCTAATAGGGGGAGTAAAACATAATTCCAAAGAACACAATCGACGGATTGCTTTGGTTGGGACCTGATGCTGCAAGCGCGCTAAAAGGTGAAGCCCCCTTAAAATACTATATAGAATTAACTCTAAATTAAAATCGGGGGGATAGCGAAAGTTATCCCCCCCTTTTTGTCTAATCACACGACATTATGCGTTTATTGCGCGATTACATGCGTTTTAAACACGTAATACCCCAAAATCATATACATCATCGATGGTTTACCTTATGCCGTTACAAACGCAATAGATCTAGGTTTATTTAGAATAAAATAGTTTGGATTACTAGCATTTATATTATATATTTAACATTAGAACTAAATAATATTTTATAAATGAGTTATTCTGAAGATAGACTTTACGAGATATTTGATGAAGTTAATAATCTGGGTGTTAAAAATCAATTTAATGCTCAGTTAGAAAAAATGAAACTTCAAAAAAAACATCTCCACAAACCCATGCATGATAAATGGGAATATGCCCTTTATAGAATTAAAGGAGGCCCACCCCAGGATGAATATTAAATATGTATAATAAAATGATTGATGTAGATAATTTATTTAATTTATTCCCTGAAGATAGTGCCAAAGAAGTGGATAGTAAATCTACTTATATTGATTTTAAAAATTCCCCAATATATTGGTTAGGGATGTATAAAAAATTAATTCTCAACCACATAAATTTCAATAAAAAAGTTATTAAATTCTTTAAAGAAGCAAATTCAGATTTAGATATTGATGATATGAAGGAGGCTGGGGAGTTTGTTGTCTATAATAGGGCATGGTTTTACGTTAATAAAGTCAATGTTGAAGATAAATGGCATGTTGAAGCTATAGAACAATACTCAGATGAATTTTTAGATACTTCTTTAGAATTAGGGATTTCATATTTTCAGGAGTTAGAAGAATATGAAAAATGTGCCCATTTATTTAAACTTTTAAAAAAATCTAAAGAATTTTTAATCTAAACTTGGATACCAGAAATTTTTCGGGTACCTTGGAAATACAGGAATTTTAAGGAAGGGAAATGGGGATGAGAGATAGGGGTTAATGGGTGTTGAATAATAGGTTGGATGGTGGGGAGATAGTTCGTATATTGGTATCCAAATAAATATAAATTATGAGAAATAAAGAACTAATTGACAAGAGATTTATGCAAATCGATGGGAAATTAAAAACCCTAAAATTTCTAATGTCGAGGTCATCTACAAAAGAACAATTTATGGATGAAATTAAGGGATTGACAGAAGTTGTTGATGATCTAAAATCTATTATTGAAAGACAATCTACCCCACTTAGAAACGGTTAAAATTAAAATAAAAGTTATGAAATTAACAGCAGAACAAATCCAATTAAATTGGACCGAATTTATGGGTAATATTGATACCCATATTTCATCACCTCGTAAAGAACAATTAACTAAATTTTATGAAAAATATGCGGAGCGTATTATGCTTATGCCTGCTGCTCATAAAAAAGAATATCATTCTGCCTTTCCTGGTGGTTATGTAGATCATGTTAATAGAGTAGTTAAAGCTGCTTTATCAATGTCTGCTGTTTGGGAAGGTTTTGGTTGTGATATGACTACATTTACCACTGAAGAATTAGTATTTTCAGCTATAAATCATGATTTAGGTAAGATGGGTGATGATAATTATGAAGCATATATACCTCAGACCGATAAGTGGAGAAGAGATAAGTTAGGTGAAGATTATATGTTTAATAAACAATTGGCATTCTCAGCTGTTCCAGATAGAGGATTATTTTTACTCCAAGATAATGATATAAAATATACCTTTAATGAAATGATAGCAATCCAAACACATGATGGTTTGTATGACTCAGCAAATGATAAATATTTAAAAGGTTATATGCCCGAACAAAAACCTCGCACATCATTACCATTTATCCTACACCAGGCTGATATGATGGCTGCTAGAATTGAGTTTGAAATTGAATGGTTACCTAAATTTAAAAATAACGTGGATACTAGCAAGAATAATTTTACATTAGGGGATAATAAAAAATCAACCCCTACAATAAAAAATAAAGCCTTAGGTTCTATTAAAAGTGAGGGTTTAAAAAATATGTTAGATAATTTATGATAACAACTATTATAATACTTTCGATTATGGTCGTAATTTTAGGATTTACGACCTTTAATCTTTTAAAGAAAACCGAAACCGCCGAAGATATTGTACTTAATTATCTTTTATATTTAGATAAAATTTCTAAAGTAATTGATATCTCCGATAAAAGACTTAAAAAAATTGATGCTAAGGGCACGTTTAAAAGTGATGATGAGGTAGGTTTCTTTTTTGAAGAAATTAAACAAATCCAAGATATTTTAAATGATTTCAATATGAAAAAACTTTAAAATTACTATGGATTCTATAATCAGAAAACACAAAAGTCAAAAACAAAAAAGAGTTTATTTTTCAAAAATAACAGAGGAAGCGATTGTTAGATATAATCGCTCTTCTGATTCTGATGAACGGAGTGAAATTTATGCCGAATTTATTCACTGGCCATTTTATAAACTTACTGAAAATATAATTCATACCTTTAAGTTTTATTATACAGATGGTGTTGAAAATTTAGAAGATTTACAACATGAAATTATAACATTTCTATTATCAAAAATACATTTATTTAATCCTGAAAATGGGGCCAAAGCTTATTCTTATTTTGGTACTATTGTAAAACGTTGGTTAATAGTTTATAATCAAAAAAACTATGGAAATAAAATTAAAAATATTTCTATTGCAGATTTAAATCATTACTCACAATTAGACACAACAGATCCAGCATTTATTACCTCTAAAAATATAGAAAGTGCAATTGAGACAACCTTAGAAGAAGAAGAATTTAGTAATGATGATAAATACTCCCCCAAAGGATACAAACATGAGGACCGTTTATCTTTATTTATAGACCAGTATACTAAATACTGCACTGACCGTATTTATGAATTCTTCCCAAAAGGTAACGATGCTGCCATTGCAGATGCTATTTTAGAACTATTTAGAAAAAGAGACCATATAGATGTATTTAATAAAAAAGCACTTTATATTTACATTCGTGAAATGGTTGATGTAAAAACCCCTAAAATCACCAAAATTGCTAATAAATTGTATGCTATTTTTAAAGAAAAGTATTTATTTTATTTAGAACACGGTTATTTTCCCTCTAAATAATTCTCCCTATATATATTTATAACTAAAAGATATGGGACAGTTAGATTCAACAATTTTTGGTGGTAAAACGTTTTCTGATATATTAGAAGAAATTTACAACAATCAAAAAAGAAGAGACGTACAAGTTGTAGCCCTCATTTCAGAGCTAAAACCTTTGGTTCAAGAAATAGGAGATGCTACTCTTATTGTACCCCTCATTAAAGAATATATGGAGATTGGAGTTAAAAATGATGAACAACTCATTAAAATGGCAACTATAGTCCAAAGAGCATTATCACGTGTTGATGAGGAAGGTGGATTTGGTATAACAGATGACGAAAAAAATCAACTTTTAGCTGAAATGGATAAACTCCAAATAAATAAGGAGTAAAAATGGTAAAAACACCTACAGGGTTAGCCTCACTTAACCCCACAACACCAGCATCATCTCAAAGAGCAAATATCTTCTCAGCAAGAGTTAGATTTGCTATGGTTGATGATAAAGAACAACCCCAAGCATTTAAAGATTTTGGGGAATGGAGTTCTATTGGGTGTGTTTTCTTTGATAGGTTAAATCAACCCAACCCAAACCCCCAATTCGTATCAGATAATTTTGCCCGTCCTCTATTCCCTAATAACTCTAATATTCCTTTAAAAAACGAATTAGTTTATATTATGGCTATGCCTAACAGCAATGTCCAATCTGATGTTAATGCTATTGTATATTATTATTTCCAAGCTATTAATATTTGGAATAGCACCCACCACAATGCAATACCCGACCCGATCAATGGATCTTCAACTCCAGAATCCCAAACACAAGACTATGAACAAACCTCTGCAGGTTCTGTAAGAAGAGTTACAGATGGGGGTACTGAAATTGATTTAGGTAAAGATTTTCAAGAAAAATTAAGCATAAGAAACTTACAACCATACTCCGGAGATTTAATATATCAGGGTAGATGGGGTCAATCTCTTAGATTTAGCTCAACTTTAAATCAAGCCCAAATTCCAAATCCCTGGTCTGAATCAGGAGAAGATGGGGATCCTATTACTATTTTAAAAAATGGTCAACATGAGGAAAGTACAGATCCATGGATTCCCCAAGTAGAAGATATTAATACAGATGCCTCTAGCATTTATTTAACATCAACACAAAAAATCCCAATTACAGTATCAAGTAAAGATTATAAATCATACTCATCTGCCCCGGATTCTCCAAATACATTTATAGGAGAACAAATTATTTTAAATTCTGGGCGTTTATTATTTAATTCAAAAACAGATTCTATTTTATTATCATCCGCTGATACTATTAATTTAAATGCTGTAAATAGTTTGAATGTAGATGCACCTAAATCAATATTTAATTCAAAGGAAATATATTTAGGAGATAAAAATGCAACTGAGCCTGTAATATTAGGGAATAAATTTTTAGGAGATTTACAGAAACTTTTATTATCTTTAATAAAATTATCTTCTGCTTTAGCTACTCCTATTGGTACACCTATTCCCTTTGTACCAAATGCAGCAATACCAGGACCAGCTACAGACACCCAGATAAAAGCACAAAATATGCTTAATAAGATTCAACAGTATAAATCTAAAGTAAGTAAAACTAAATAATGGGGGGCTTTTTATCTAAAATAGTAATAAAAACAATAACTAAAGTAGTAAAAAATACTTCTAGGTTTGATATTGTTATAGATGATCTTATTGACAAATTTAAAGATTCCTGCCCCCCCAAACCTGAACTTTTACGTTTAGTAAAACAAAAAAACCAAATACAATCAGCATTAACTAATTTAACTGATACTATAAATACATTACAAACAACGGGAGAAGTAACAAATGATTTAATAGGTGCTGTTAGTACTGCTGTTAAAGTTATTAAATCAATCCCAGTCCCAACAGCAATTATTCCCCCATCAGGAGGAGTAGGTATACCTGTAAATGTATTAACAATATTATCAGATTCTTTAGATCAATTAGGTAAATTATTAGATGGGGCTAGAGGAAGTGTTAAAGTAATTCCTGTAGCTGCTAAAGTAATACAAACATCTATTCAGAATATTTTAACTAAACTGGGTCAGTTAGATTTAGTAATTAATAAATGTATTGAAGAATTAGCCACAGGTTTAAATCAGCAAGAAAAAAATGAATTAATTAATGAAATTGGAAATGCTGCAGCATCATCTGGAGACTTTTCAAATTTAGAATTAAATAATGAAGAGGAAGAGTTACTAATAAGACGTTTAGCCCCTAATGCCGATTATAAATTTATTTATAAAAGATTTATATTTCAAATACAATATAATAGTGATAATAGTTTTTCATTCCCTCAAAGAAGAATATTAGGTGAACGTCCCCAATCTGTAGAAATAAGACCAGCAACTTCAGCTGAAATAACAAGATATAATTTACCTGATACACCACCCCCAACTATAAGAATTGAATATCCCCAAAGATTTCTCTCTAATATTGAAGGTGGAGCTTATTCATATAGTACTTCTGTAAAGGTATTAATTAATGAGTTAAAGTTTAGAATTGATCAAGGGGAAAGATGGTTAAGGCCTGATATTACTCCCGTATTACAAACTCTTGAAGCTGCTTTAGGGGGTATAGGCCCAGTAACACCTATAATCCCACCACCATCAGGTTCAACCGGAAGTGGCAGTAGTGGTGGGGGTAATTCAAATCCTTATATCCCATTCACATCTCCAGGTTCTATTAATAATGAAATTAGATTTTTCGAATCCTCCCCTTACAAATATAACCAAGGTACAGATAGGTGGTTGTTTACTACTATCCAACAAAATCTTCAACCTTTTGGAATAACGGGAGCATATAATGGTGAAGTTAGAAGGCTACCAATTCAGGGGCAGGGTCAAGATGAGTTTTATACTTGGAGTCAGTTATTATATTTGTGGTCCGAGCAATAACCTTCTATAATCTTTAATGAAAAAATTGTTTAATTTAATATTTATAATAAAAAATGAAGTCAACAGAACTAAAAAAACTAATTAAGGAAGCTGTAAAAGAAGCAATTCAAGAAGAAATAAAAGAAATTCTTCTAGAAGCTGTTCGTGCTCCTAAAGTTGGTGGTCTAGCTGCTCCTTCACCTGTTATGGAAGCAACCCAAACCCAACAACCAACTATGACCTCTGCTCAACAAAGAGAAGAATATCAAAATATTTTAGGTGGTATGAGTAATAGTTTTACAACAAACCAAGTCCCACAAAAATTTAACCCACAAGGAGGGGTACCTGGAGGTGACTTACCATCAGGAGAAGTTGATATGAGTCAAATAATGAATATAATGGGTAAAAAGTAAAAAATGGCTAGAATATTAGAAAATAGATCACCAATAGATTCAGTTGCGAGAAAGGCAGTTGGGTTTGGTTTTCCCTTAAATGGGCCTGCTGTTTTCGTGCCTACATACACTACAAGGGAACAAACAAAAGCTAATTTAATTAACTATTTATTAACGAATAGGGGAGAGAGAGTATTCAATCCCACATTTGGTGCGGATTTAAGAAATTTGGTATTTGAAAATATTATAGATGTAACAACAGAGGAATTACAAGAACGAATTCAAAATGATATTAAAAATTACTTCCCCCAAGTTATTGTAGAAGAAATTAGGTTTGATAATACCCCCGATAGTAATACTATTAATTTTACATTAACATACAACATACTTAACTTCGGGATAACTGATGATATACAAATATTACTACAATAATGGCTGATTTAAAAAGAGACATAAGATATATTGATAAGGATTTTAATAGTTTTAGAAATTCTCTAGTAAACTATTCTAAAACATACTTCCCAGATACTTATAATGATTTTACAGATACCTCTACAGGTATGCTGTTTATGGAGATGGCATCTTATGTTGGAGATGTTTTATCCTTTTACTTGGATAATCAAATCCAAGAAACCTTTATTCAAAAAGCGAGACAACAGGAAAATCTATACCAAATGGCTTACCTTTTAGGTTATAAACCTAAAGTAACAACAGCCGCAACTGTAGAAATTGACTTTTATCAACAATTACCTGCAAAATTAGAAGGGGGAGAATATATTCCGGATTTTGATTATGCAATGATAATCCCAGAAAATACTACTATTACTTCAAATTTAGATGCTTCTCAAAACTTTATTATTGAAGATGTAATTGACTTTTCAGCTTCAGGCTCATTAGATCCTACTACAGTATCTGTATACCAAATATCAGGTATTAACCCCACATATTATCTTTTAAAGAAAACAAGAAGAGCAATTTCAGCTACTATAAAATCCCAACAATTTACATTTACAGCATCAAAAAGATTTGATACGAGAACATTAACTGCTACTAACATTATAGGCGTATTAGACGCAGTAGATACTGATGGTAATACCTGGTATGAAGTCCCAAATATGGCGCAAGAAAACGTATATGATACCATTAGAAACACAAATGCTAGTGACCCAACGTATAATTTAGAAGAAGATGCTCCATATTTACTCCAATTAAAACAAGTTCAAAGAAGATTTGTAACTAGATTTATCAACTCGGGATCGTTAGAATTTCAATTTGGAGCAGGTGCAACAACTAGTAATGATGAGATGATAGTTCCTAACCCAGACAATGTAGGTTTAGGTTTACCATTTGAAAGGGACCAATTAACAACAGCATTCTCCCCTCTTAACTTTATATTTACAAATACTTATGGTATAGCACCTTACAACACAACATTAACTGTTAGGTATTTAATAGGTGGGGGTGTATCATCAAATGTAGAAGCTGGTACTTTAACAGTATTAGATGATACTAGTTTTAAATTTATTAATCCTAATTTAGCTAATACAACTTTAGCAAACCAAATATTTGCCTCTGTTTCATCAAACAACCCACTAGCAGCTGATGGTGGTCAAGATGGTGACACTGTAGAAGAATTAAGATTAAATGCTGTTGGTAACTTCCAAAACCAACTACGTACTGTAACTAAAGAAGATTATTTAATTAGATCTTTATCAATGCCTTCTAATTTAGGAGTAATAGCAAAGGCGTATGCAATGCCTGCTCAAATTGGTGAATATCAACCTGGTGAACTCCCTACTATTTTAGATTTATTCGTTTTAACTTATAACGCAGATAAACAATTAAAAACAGCATCATCACTAATAAAACGAAATTTACAAACATATCTAGCGGAGTATAGAATGATTAATGATTCTGTTAAAATAAAGGATGCATTTATAATCAATATTGAAGTAATATTTGATATAATTGTATTACCAAACTATAACAATAATGAAACTATAACTAAATGTATTACCTCATTAACTAATTTATTTGATATAGATAATTGGCAAATAAATGAACCCATTTTAATGAGGGATTTATATATTCTTTTAGATAAAGTAGAGGGGGTTCAAACTGTTAAGAATATTACTATAAATAATCTTTCAGGAGAAAGTTTAGGATATAGTGAATATGCTTATGATGTACTTGGAGCTACTATTGATGGTGTAGTTTACCCATCTATAGATCCAATGATTTTTGAAGTAAAATACCCAAATACAGATATTAAAGGTAGAGTAGTACCATTATAATAATTTAAGATATGGCAATTTATAAAATCTTCCCAACAAAAGACACTACCTTATATTCAGAATTCCCAAATACAAATACGGGATTAGATGAAATTTTAGAAGCTTCTACCTATGTAAAAGATAGTAAGGGTCAAGTTAGTAGATACTTAATTCAATTTTCTACAAGTGAAATATCTGATATCATTTCTACAAAAACTTCAAATGGGGAGTGGACAGCGTATTTAAGAAACTTTAATGCTGTTGTAACAGGGTTAAATCTAGACACACAGTTACTTTTTTACCCCGCAGCTGGGGTTTGGGGGATGGGTACCGGAAGATATGGAGATTCTCCAATAGTTACAAATGGTTCAAGTTGGAATTGGTTAGATTACTCAGGATCAGCTTTATGGCCTACTTCAGGTTTTCCAACATATATAACAGCTTCATGGTCAGGTAGCGTAGAAGGTGGTGGTAATTGGTATACGGGTTCAAATCTTGGATTAAATGTAACTCAATCCCAAACCTTCACATATGCTAATAATAAAGACATAAATGTAGAGGTTAAATCTACGGTTGAAACTTGGTATAGTTATTCATTAAATCCATCAGATGGGTTTGACAATAATGGGTTTATTATAAAACAAACAGATTCAAATGAATTTATAAATAATCCTAATAACCAAAAAACATTTAGGTATTTTTCTATAGATACTCATACAATATACCCCCCTCAATTAGAATTTAGATGGAATGATTTTACATTTAATACCGGGTCATCTACTAATGTAGTATTACCTCAAGTAGAAAGTTTTATTTCTATATACAACAACGCTGGTACTTATTACTCACAAAGCATTCCTAGATTAAGGTTTGCAGCTATGCCGAAATACCCAGATAGAGTATTTCAAACAGCATCATTGTATTCTACAAATTATTATTTACCAGAATCACAATCCTTATATGCTGTAAAAGATACAGAAACTAATGAGTTTGTAATTGATTTTGATGGTGATTATACTAGAATTAGTGCAGATACAACATCAAGTTATTTTGATTTATACTGCAGTGGTTTAGAACCTGAAAGATACTATACAGTCTTAGTCAAAACTACTATTGGAGGTACAACTAAAGTATTTGATAACAATATTATGTTTAAAATAGCGAACGGATAAATATGGAAAATATACAACTATCAAGACAAGTTTTCAATAAGGCAAAATTTAATGAAACTGTAAATACAGAGTTTACTCAACTTGTATCCCCCCCGGATCCATCTTTCTTTGATGTTAACTTGGCTACTGAAGAAGATTTTTGGATATTATACGATAAATTCTTTTATTTAATTCCTAAAGAAGGTGAAGTAAATTCTCACTTATATTTAGTTGAAACTAGTGGTGAGTATATTGATTATCAAGCAAATAATGAAGAAATTCAAGCCTTGTTAGAAGAAATAGCAGAATTAAGGGAAGAAAATTTAGAAGTAAGACAAGAGATAGCGGATGTTATAGCGGATATTAATCCTTAACTCTTTAGTTAAAAGTAAAATAAATGGAAATAACAAATACTACATCAAGTTTAAATGCTAGATCTTCAGTTAACCCATCAAACTTAAGTGCTAAGTCTTCGGTTAACCAATCAGGTTTAACTGCTGCCGACTTATCATTTACAACCAAACCATCTGTTACCCCAACACCAGTTGTACCTAAAAATATAGATTTTACTATACCAGTAAGTGCCTCTATTACATATGTTGATCCTAGTACTTTATCTAGTGATGGTTTTGAATTACAAGACCAAGCTATTATTCCAAATACATTCTTAACCTCATCATTTACCCCAGGAGATAATTTTGTTGAGCTTTATGTTTACGATGCTCAAAAGAATTTATTAACTTCTAATTATAATTGGGAAGATTGGACAATAGTAGAAAATTCAAATACCGAAATACCATCGGGGTCTTACGTTGATATAACTACAGGTTTAAATGTTGCTGAAGTAGCTCCAACTACTTTACCAACTAATGAATTAGTCTTAGACCCATCATCTAATGTTTATAATCAAGGATTTGAAAATGGTGTTTTATATGCATCTTATAATTTTGTAAAATATGAGTTAGGTTCATCCCCTCAGGATACTTTTTACTTATCAGAAATTTCTTCAGACAGAACTGAAATTGCTATTAAATCTAATACTATTGATAAAAATGATATTAAAAGAGGATATATATCTTTAACAAATTCCCTTAGAGGATTTGCTTATTTTGATGAGTTTTATGTAAGTTTCTTTAATAATGAGTATGCTATTAGTATTAATGTTCTGACAACGGGTTCAATAAAATCCCCTACAGATACTATTTTAATTAAACTATATGAACCTTTACCTACTCAATATAATGTAAAGGATGAATTATATGTAGCTTCAAAGGTAGGAGAAAGTAAAGCCTATAAGGTTGAATTTATTGAAGATCTTAGTTCATTTATTGAACAGGCCAATTTTATTAAAGGTCCAAACATTAATATATCTTTAAAAGATTTAGTAAATAATTCAACAACGTTAAAATCCTATGAGGATTTAACTACAACTCCATCATCAGAATCTTTAAATAATTTATTAAACACACTTAATAAAACCGGTGTAACTATTACACCTAACTATTCATATAATACCTTTAATGAGTTTATAAATTTCTCTTCTGCAAAGGAAAGAATAAATAATTTTTATGAAAAGGTATCTCAAATACAATCTTACGAGGCGGATATTGAAACTATAACTAAGATTACAGGTTCTAATCCTAACGTTGTACCTATTTCATCCAGTTTAGCTAGTTTACAAACTAATATTAGTAATCTAATTACAAATTTTGATGGGTATGAAAGCTATTTATATAATAATTCATCATCATTTGCTTATCCTAAATCAGGCTCAGTTTACCCTTACCCCTTACTATCAACGGGTAGTGTTGAAGTATTAGAGTGGTTAGGTAGTGATGTTGAAAACTCACAATATTATGGAGGTTATGTGTTATCTGCTTCTGTACATGATCAAAATAACCAAAATTGGTTATATTACACGATTCCATCATTTATAACTGAAAATTCGAACAATGATGAATATGTTGAATTTTCTAATATGGTGGGTCAATCTTTTGATGAGATTTGGCTTTATACAAGAGCTTTAAGTGAAAGGTATAATACAACAAATGATCCAGATAGGGGTTTACCTCTAGGCTTAGCTGCAGAAGCAATTAAAGGTTTAGGATTTGAAACATTTGGTAACAACTATAATAATCAGAATAACTTTATAGGTTTAACGGGTGAAAATAATGGTAGCTATGTCCCCCCTACAGGAAGTGAATTAATAACTCAATATATAGCGATAAATGGTGGAAGCGTATATAATTACTGGAGTGATAATTATGCTTGGATTGATTATGTTGAACAAGTAAATGACCCAGGCTTCCCGTATGCTATTGATAAAGTAAGTAAAGAAATATTTAAACGTCTCTACCACAACATGGCTTACCTTACTAAAAAGAAGGGTACAATTAGTGGCTTAAGACAACTTATTAATATTTGGGGTATACCAAATACTATCCTTCGTATAAATGAATTTGGGGGTAAGAATAGAGATAATAGTAATGATTATGATTTATGGTACAATAGATTTAGTTATGCTTATACTCCTATAGCAAACACATATGCAGCAAGTTCATCTGTTAGAATCCCTTGGATGCCTTTAGAGCGTAACAGGATTGCAGATAGTGAATATATAGTTCCTGATGGTTTAGCCTTTAGGTTTAAAACAACAGGTTTCCCATCATCTAGTTTTGGTGGTTCTTATTATACACAATCCTTAGTAGCTAAAAAATCTAACGGAGTAGCTGACTCAGAAATGGATTTTGGTATTAGTTTATTCTATGAAGACCAGCCATCAGGATCGTACTCAGGTTCAAGTAATAGTGATTACTATGAATATGGGAAAATGAGATTTTATATTTCAGCATCATCCGCTCAAGGGGGTGTTTTAGAATCTGATGATATTTTCTTACCATTCTTTAATAAAGGGTGGTGGAGTGTTTCATTTCAAAGAGATACTCATGTTTCAGCCTCAATTAATATAAAAGATACAAAATACACATTACAAGTAGCTAATAACCTATATAATGGAGCAGATGGTAATATTATAGGTTGGACAGGATCTGTTGATAGTGATGTAACAAGTGCTCAATCATCAGTTAATGAAGCTTGGAATAGTTTTGGTGTATCTGAAATAGATGGTATATATCTTGGGGGTTATGTTTCTGGTTCTAATGTGGTAGCCGAGGTATTAAATGAAAATGGTAAAATATTTTCAGGTTCACTTCAAGAATTTAGATATTATTCTAATGATATCCCTACAGAGGTATTCCATGATTTTGTAATGAACCCTGAATCTATTGAAGGTAATAACATTACAGGATCAGAAAGCTCATTTGACATAGTAAACTTTAGAGCACCTTTAGGAAATGAATTAGAATACCTATACACAGCTTCACAGTATGGAGATTATATAGAACCTATTTTATCATCACACCCTGCAATTACAGGATCAGCCAATTTAGTAATTACAGCCTCATTTGTTAATCCAGCAAATAACGAAGTTACTTCCAGTTATGACTTTATTCATTACTCAAGTTCAGTATTAAGAACATATAGCAAACCAAACACAGAAGTATATCAATTAGATCAACCTGCAGTTGGGATTAGAAACAGAGTTTCAAATAAAATCCAAGTTGAAGATGGTGATGCTTATGGTAATGTTTTATCGAGACAAGTTAGTATAGATCAAAATTACTTAATAAGTCAAAGCTATACAGAAGATGTTACAAATTTAGAAGTAGCATTTTCACCTCAAGATGAAGTAAATGATGATATTATTGCTTCTTTTGGGTATGGTGTCATTTCTGATACAATAGCAGATCCAAGATATGCATACGATTCAAAATTAAATTACTACCCTAGATTAAGAAATGTAGCAATTGACTACTTTAAAAAATATACAGAAGGTAATGTTTACGATTATTTAAGATTAATTAAATATTTCGACAATTCATTATTTAAAGCAATTAAATCGTATGTACCTGCGCGTACAAGCGTGACTACAGGCGTTTTAATTAAACAAAATCTATTAGAGCGTAACCGTCGCCCATCTGTAACAGTTAATCCAAATACAACGGTAGCTCGTACTCCGGAAACCGGGTCTTATGATGGTATTCCTACAGGACAGGAAGGTTTAAACAGTGCAATTCAACTTAGAGACTTAGAACTTACAGGAAGTTTTGATGTAGCTTCCATAGATGGGGGTGCAGGGGGTGTTCCAAACCCTTTTAATGAATACACACAAAGCCTTTTATATTCAGAAGTAACCCAATCTTGGATTGTAGAAAATAATACAGTCTCAGGTAGTGTTTTTGAAGTACACAATTCTCAAGATGAATTTTACAATGGGGAATATAGTGGAAGTAATTTAACAGTAACAACACAATCCCTATTAGATAACCCATACACATCCTTACAGTTAAGAGATACACAGTATTATATTTCAGCATCTTCAGGTATTGTATACCCAATTGCATCCGCCCCCTTCTTCGGTTATCCACAAAAACTTACAGAAATTGGTGATTTTTCAGCCTTAACAACCCCAAACATGATTGTAAAGGTATTTACAGATGTAGATGTTGCATGGAGTTGGATTAATAGTTTTTTTCTCCAATCTTACGCAGATTACATTGGGAAGAATTTTCTAGTTTTATTCGAAAGTGTATCTATTCCTGATAAGTATTTTATTCTAGCGGCGTTTATTAACAGATTTGACGAAGATGAAAATGATTATATAAGTACAGTACTTCCCGGAGTTGGTGTTAATGACAATATTAAATTTTCAGGTGGCGCAGCAGTAAAAGAACAGCAAAGATTAACTCTTAATGATCCTTTTGATGCCCCTTATTTTAATGATTATATTGATAATAGTTTTACCTCATCTTTAAATGACATCGGGGTTAACACTTTATCACCTATCTTCCAATTTGCAATAACCGGAAGTTCAGATGGTTCTACCTTAGATCCAGGAAATGAAACAATATTTAAAACATATTTTGGAACCGGTGGTTCAGCAATAAAATCAAATCATATCCATTCTACATTATTCCCTGCAGATGCTTCAAATATAGGTTATTATGTAGTGGGGGGTAATGTAGACGGTACTCTTTTTAGACCTAGAGGATTATTAATAGCACCCCCTGATGCTAATTCATCAATGGGTAAATATAATGTCCCTGGAATTAGCTCTTCACCTTTCTATTTAACTATAGAAACGCAAAACGGTGGTACTATATTGGATAGTGAAAATTTGAATGTAACCCAAAGTGCCCGAACTTATGTAAGTAATTACCACGTTTCACTTTCACAAGCAATTTCTATAGTTGCTGGTAAAAATGCAACATCGTTTTTATTTGGTCCTTCATCTGGAAGTTTCTTCCAATACCGTCAAGTCTTTTTAGGATCAACAGATGGGACAAGATGTATACCTGATTCGTATACTTATACTCCATTAGCATTAGCATTAAATAAGTTTAGTATAGATCCTACTACAGACCAAATATACGATAATACAGCAACTTTCTTAGCTAATCCTACTTTTCAATTTAAATTAGACGCTTCACTTCAAGTTGGATCAACACCAATTATAAATAGCCTTTCAGGATCAGAATTCTATCAAGGATTAACGGATAAAATAGGTCCTTTACTAACAGTAGACTCCCCAAATTCAAATAATCTTTATTGGTATTATAATACTGGTAGTAGAACAATAAGAGGGAATGATTATAATGGTTCATCCACTAACACTTGGATTCCAGTTAAGTCCCAACCAGCTCAGTTATTTAACTTTAACCCTAGTCTTGTTGGTAACCCATTAATTTTTGATAACTCACCTTTTAATACACTATTTAATAATGCTACTGGGAGTGAAAAAAATACATATGTTCAAGAATTAGATTATGGGAATGGTATTGAAACCCCTGTAAATCTTCAAGCTATAATAGATAATACAGCTGCAAAAGCACAAGTGAATGATAGTTTTTACACATCACTATCAAATATTATCCCAAGATATTTAGGAACAAAAATAACATCAGCTGATTACAATTTCCCAACACCAGTACCTTCAGGGAGTTTTCCACAAGGTATTACAAGTGTTGCTTTAGAGCGTGATTTATTTAGAGAAAATAAAATCAGATTTAAAACGGGGGAAACTGGCAGTTGGGCAGGAGATAATTCTTATGGTCAAACAGCAGTTATAGAGTCTAATCCAATTTACTTTGCTCACTTTAAATCATCCCGTGAAAGTCGAGAAGTATTTAACACAACTACTTTTGACATAGACCAACTTATTCAAGTACCTATGAATGCTATTAAGGGTTCATCTAATTTAAGAATCTCATCATCAAGGGTAAATGGAAATAATGATAATTTAATTCCAGTATCTTCAACATTCACCCCAGGGAGAAATGCTTCGGTTATTTACAATAACGCCTATAGAAATTTCTCATCTGTATCATCATCATTAAAATTAGAATATACTTCTTTAACTGTAGGTTCTGTAAAAATATTAGCGGGTGGTCAAGAATTTTCAGCATATTTTTCAAATCAATTATTACCCCAATTAAATTCAGTAACTCAATCCTTCAACAAACCTGATTTCTTATTTACTGGTGGGGGTGGGAATAATGCATTGGTAGTTGGAAAAGGTCTTTTAGGAGGTACTGTAGGAGGTAGCCCACAATATTTAAATTTACCTTCTAGTTTATCACAAAGTACGGCATTCACACAACTGTTTGTAACCCAATCAGCAGTAGCGATGGCTTTTACAGCAAGTTCAAATTATTCTACTAATAGAGGTTTTGGTCTTTTACAATTACAAGGACCACCAGCAGAAATTGAATTCCCACTTCTACTTTCATCATATCAACCAGCAGCAAGTAATCTCTTTAAAATAGTAGGCCCTACCATAAGCACATTAAATAGTATCAATACTATACTCAGTATGGGTGTTTTAAATTCATCTAGTGTTTATGATGGTCCTAACCCAACATCCACTATAACTTTAGTAACCCAAAACTATAATTCTAGTAATGATATTGGTTCTTATTGGGGCTGTTCATCAGTATTCTCAAGTCTTTTAGCTAATATAAACATAGCGGGTAGTACAACAGGGGCTGGGAGGTATGCATTTCCTATAATAAGTGATATTAATGATCCTAATAATTATTATACTTATAATTTTAGCGAGTCAAGACTTGGAGTGTATCCACAACCAGTAGATACAAAACTTTTAATTGAAAAGGGAGATGAAATCAGAATATCTTATATTTCCCCTACGGTACTTGCTACATCAACAGATGACCCCCCAGTAGCAACACAAGACTTTACGGTTATAGATTACGAATTACCACCACCACTATTAATAAGTGATGCAGTTGAATTTTCTGGAGGTGGAGTTAATCTAACATTCTCTGGATTAGCTACATCACCTTCTTTCCAAGGACAAGGATCCACAATAAATCCTTACAGTGTAGATGAAGTTTTTAGAAGATTTCAACAAGCACAGGAAAATGGAACAATATTCTTTGCAGCTAATAGTAATAATAGAGATGATACAACTATAGGTTATGGACCAGTTGCCTCCATTTCTAAAACATCAACTTCAGTAACTGTAGCGTGTTTAGGTAGTAGTTGGTCTTATCCAACAACTCCAGCTTCTTCTAAGTGGTTGTTTGGAACTAACAGCGAAATTATTAGAACAGGAATTATTCCGAATACTTTTGAAGGTATATGGAGATATGGTCCTATTCTATCAAATACCGCGGCCTCTAACCCATATAGCAATCCTTTTGATCCTGCATTTGTATATGATAGAATTATAGTAAATCCAGACCCAGCAACATTAGCTCTTCAAATACCTAAAGGTAGCATTTATAATATGACTATAAGAAAAAGAGTAAGTACAGATGATAGAGTAGTATTAAATCAAATATCTCCATCAGGATCTAAAGGTTCAATAACTCCATCAGGAGATGGTTACATTATCCCTAATGATTTATCAGCAGTACAAAGAAGAAATGTAAATGAATTAATCATTAAATTAAAATCTAATAATGCCTTTAACCAGGACACTACATCTGAAGTATCAAATTGGGATGAATTAGATGATTAATGATATTTAAAACTTGGAATAAGAACAAAAAAAACGTATATTTATAAATAAAATAATTAAACAATGGGATATTTAAATAATCAAGTAATAACGGTAGATGCTATTCTAACCACTAAAGGTAGAGAACTCCTAGCTAAAGGGGATGGTTCTTTCAATATCACTCAGTTTGCTTTAGCAGATGATGAAATTGACTATACTCTTTACAACCCTACAAACCCATCAGGTTCTGCATATTACGGGGAAGCAATTGAAAACATGCCTCTATTAGAAGCATTTCCAGATGAAATGCAAATGATGAAGTATAAGTTAGTAACGTTACCTAGAGATACGGCAAAAATGCCTACTCTTGCTATTGGTAATGCTAACCCAGTTATTGCTCAAACAGAACCTTATGTTGTTAAAGTAAACACATTAAATTATTTAGGTGGAAATTCAGTAGTAGAATCATCAGGATATGTATTTACAGTAAGTGACGTTAGAATGTTTAGTTCAGTAATAGCTACAGGTATTGACAATAAAGCATCATTACAACTAAATGCTACTCAAACAAACGGTACAAATGTATCTAAAACAGTAATAGGAACTTCAGTAACATTAACAGCAACTGGTATTAATACTTTATTTGGAACTGCAAGAAATGCCCTATATGGTACTCTAACAATTACTGGAAGAGATTCAGGAGCAAGATTACAGGTACCGATTACAATAAGAAGAACATCATAAAAATATAAAAAAACATGGCACTACAAACAACAGCGGGTGGAGCATTTCAAATATTAGACCCTAGAGATTTAGTAATCAGCACAGATAATGTTGCTGATACTGTATGGGAGAACCATCAACCAACCCTTACAAGTTATTTTACATCTTCCGTTCAAGTAGCAAGTACTACTGGGCAGTTTTATTACAACATATATGGTTCAGAAGAAGCAACCGGCTCCGTACAATTTGCAATAGCATATTGTGATTCTCAAGGTAGTGGTAGTTTACTATATAATCCAAATGTTAATCAACTATCCCCAACAAGAACAAATTATGGTCAGTATAGATCATTAATTTTAGGAGATGAAGAGAATTCATTTGTATTTGGTAACCAATCATCTTCCTTCTTTTATGCTTTACCAGTTGAAAGATCAGGATTTAAACAAGAACTACTTCCAGGTACTATGACATTAACTTTGAGTGGATCGGCAAATAACGAACCACTTTATTTAACAGATGACAGTCAATTAGGAGGTGCTGCTGTATTTACTGAAGCTGGTAGAGTATATAACATGGTTTCAGGCTCAGCAGGTGCTGTCTTCACTGGTGTTAATACTAGTGGGTGGAGTGAAAGTTCAGGTTCATATGGTTGGTTCTTACCGGATGTAGGTTTAGTCTTACTAAACGGCGAAGCCCTTTCAAGTTCATATGCTGGTGGAGGGATTGATATGGTATCTGATAGAACAACAAACTCCATTCAAAACAACCCCGGATTATTATTTAATAGGTTAAATAAAGGAGGATTAGCAACTACATCTCCAGGGTGGACATTAAACTCAAACGAATCCTTATCTTCCGATTTTATATTTGCTAGAGCAAGAAATGATGAATTTAATTATTCAACAAACCCATCATTTATTTCAGGTTCAACAGGTGCTGTATTATACGATACCTTTATTAATGATCCTCAAGTATATATTACATCAGTAGGTTTATATAATGATAATCAGGAATTGGTAGCTGTAGCAAAACTATCAAGACCATTACTTAAGGACTTTACTAAGGAATTGTTAGTAAGGATTAAGTTAGACTTCTAATGAATGAGCGCATTCAAACAATTTACAACTAAGGAGGTTACCATAACCCCATTTATAGCTGATAAAGGATTTACTTTTATTGGTAATGAAATTACAGGCTCTACAGTCGGTATTAACATATATAAAGGGTTAAATGTTAAATATACCTCATCTAATAATGAACAAACTGGGTATGAATATTCATCCTCAAATAGTTCAATTTATAATAGTGTAAAACAATTATATTACACTAATTATATATCCTCAAGTACAGGAGATATGATGGTAACGGCTAGTGTACTCCCAGGAGCTACAAGGGCAGATGACTATTACTATGGTCCTATAGAAGCACCTTTATATGAAAACTACCTCCAATCAAGTTTAGAACAGCAAAGATATTGGCCTACTGGAAGTGGGGAACAGATCACAGTATTTGCAATACCTACCCAACTTTTTGGTGAAAAAATTGTTCCAACAACTTTTGAATATTCATACACCGGTTCTGTTTTTCCTAATGGTTTATTTTTAACTGATGATGGGGATGGTAATGTTATAAGTGGCTCTGAAGTTGTAGGTCAGATATTTTATTCTCATGGTATATCAGTTTTAACAACTCATAGTTGTCAATTAATCGCAAGAGATTTATTATCAATCCCATCACAATTTAATACTCAAAAATTCCAATTTTCATCATCTCTTACTATATTTGAAAATCAATTTAAATGTACTATATTAGAAAATGAATTTGGTTCATCTCTTAACCCAACACTATTAACCCAATCTATTTCTGGGGGTTTAAATACAGCATATTATCCCTATACCACAGGATCATTTTTTACACCTTATGTAACCCAAGTAGGATTATATAATGAACAAACACAATTAATAGCAGTAGGGAAATTATCATTCCCTGTACCTATCTCACAATACACGGATACAACTATCCTAGTAAATTTCGATATATAATGAAATGGACATACAAAACAGAGGAAATATCAGAAATGTCTGAATTTCCAGACAATACCTTCGGATTTGTTTATATGGTAACACACATACCATCAGGTAAAGCTTACATAGGTAAAAAAGTATTATTCCACAACCGCAAAGTAAAATTAGGCAAAAAAGAATTAGCAGAATATGCTGGGGTTGTTGGTCGTAGACCTTCATATAAACTAATGATAAAAGAATCAGATTGGAAAACCTATTGGGGTTCTAACAAACCCCTTTTATCTTTAATAAAGGAAGAACCTATAGAAAATTTTGAACGTCATATTATTTGTTGTTGTTCATCAAAAAAACAACTTACATATTTTGAAATAAAATATCAAATGATATACCAAGTTTTAGAAAAACCCGAAGAATTCTTTAATGATAACATTCTCGGTAAGTTTTTCACCCGTGACTTGGAATAACCAAACTCCATTCGTATATTATGGTTTATGATAAATGAACTATTAGTAAATCTAGTAAATTCTGTACTTGGGGCGGGGAAAAGGACTGCAAGGGGCAATCAAGCTCATACTTGTCCTTACTGCAACCACCACAAGCCAAAACTAGAAATTAATTTTTCAGAAAATAAAAAAGGTTATAACCCATGGCATTGTTGGGTTTGTAATAAAAAAGGTACTAGAATTACATCATTATTTAAACAACGCAAGGTCTCACCTGAAAAATTTGAAGAGTTATTTAAATTAATTGGTAATGAGAAAGAACATAAAACTGTTGTAACTTATAATGAATTAAAACTTCCTGAGGAATATAAAAAATTTAAAGATATTACCTCCTCAGATATAGAAGGCAGGCAAGCCTTAGCTTACATTAAGAGTAGAGGAATTACTCAAGATGATATAGAAAAATATAATATAGGATATTGTACTACAGGCCGATATGCTAAAATGGTTATTATTCCTTCCTACGATGCTGTTGGGGGTATGAATTATTTTACCGGTAGATCATTCGAGAAAGATGCTTACACCAAGTACCGCAACCCAGAAACGTCTCGCGATATAATACCGTTTGAGATGTTTATAAACTGGGATTTACCATTAGTGTTATGTGAGGGTCCGTTTGATGCTATTGCTATTAAACGCAATGCAATTCCATTATTAGGAAATAACCTACAATCAACCCTCATGAAAAAGATAGTAACTTCCACAGTAAAAAAAATATACATTGCTTTAGACTCAGATGCCCGAAAACAGGCTTTATACTTTGCTGAGCAGTTTATAAATGAAGGTAAAGAAGTTTATTTAGTAGAATTAGAGGGGAAAGACCCTAGTGAAATGGGGTTTTCCCAATTTACTAATCTTATTCAAAGAACGTTTCCATTAACACAATATGACTTAATGGAAAAGAAATTAGAATTAGTATGAGTAAAAAAATTGTATTAAAGAATTCGTATAAACGTATTCTAGAAGTATCGGATGATGCTAAACAAATAACAATGCCCGATTCTCGTTATTACCAACGTAATGGAGAATATTATCCATCAATTACTTATGTTTTAGGTTCTTACCCAAAAGGTAAGTTCTTTGAAGATTGGCTTAAAAAAGTAGGATATGCCTC